ATGATGAAGAGAAAACTTATGACTTATGTTTATCAAATTGTCAACATGGAAATTCTAAAAAACTTTGACACTTCAATACAATTGTAATATATTTGTGTCATGGGTTTCAATAAAAGATACGTGGATTCAAAAAATAGTATTTTCGCACTCGAATCTAATAATCTTAAAGGTTATTATGGTAAAAGCGATGCATTGATTTTTGAAGATTCTTTAAGTTTGAAAATTTACGACCTATACAAAGAAGGTAAGTCTGACAAAGAAATTTTATCAATTATAAATCAAAACATGGAGGAAAAAACCAATGAAGTGTATTAAATCAATCAAGGAAACTAAAGATGTTGCCCTCGGAACAATCAGGAGAGTCGAAGACAAAGTTGCTAACAACATGGTAGGTAACTATTGGGCTTACGTTTCTAAAGCTGAATGGAAAAAAGAAACAAGAAAATCCAAACCTACCGAACAGGAAACTGAAAAAGTTACTGAACAAGTAGAAAAGAAACCGTATAAAAAAGGACAACGTTCCGAAAAACATAAAAACAAAAAATAATGGCAGAAGTAAAAAAACATTTAATCAAAATGCTTGAGCTAGAAGCTGAAGCACAGAAAGCCAAAGCTCTTCTAACTTTGGAACTATTATCTAACCACGCGGCAGGAATAGGCGACCATTCAACAGGAGATTTCTACAAAAATGCAGAAGAAGCTCTACAAATGTTGGTTGATGCTGATGATAAACTTGAAGCGATAAAAAAATATTTTCTATGAAAAGATTTACTATAACAGGTGTGAGAACTATCGATGAATATGTTACTTATACTGTCGAAGCGGAAACTGAAGATGAAGCAATTGAGATGGTTGAGAATGGTGAAATTGATGATAACGATGACCATTGGCAACGTGAAACATCAGGAGGAGAAGATTATACCGTTACTAATGTTGAAGAATTAGAAGAAGATGAAGAAGAATAAATTTTTCAAAAAACTTGAGTGGTATTTTGATTACTACATTGCCTATTTTCTCTACAATGGAAACAAACAAGACAGATACGTGCAGTACATGCAAAAAAAGTGGGGAGATAGAAAATAATTATGGGCTGAATATTTCAGAAGAACATAAAACGTTTCTTTGGTTATGGGCGAAAACTGGTACTTCCCACATGAAACAAAATCTGAAATATTTCGGTTTCAATTTTTATATGTTCGATGGAGGTAAAAGAAGTTTTTTATCTAAAGGAATCACTCAGCAACACACTTGTCAACTTTTCGAAGGACATGAAGAGTATAAATTGATGGTATCTGCAAGAAATCCATATCCACGTTATGTTTCAGCATATATAATGAGGAAATTTTCGAGCAAAAAATTTGCTGAAGATAGTTTCAAGGTTTTTTTAGAAAAAACGTTGTTCGAAAATGTTAACTTTGATTGTGTGACATTCCACTCGAGAATTCCTGATTATTTTATCAGAGTTGAAAATATGTTTGAAGATTATTCCAAAGTTCCTTTTATTGTCAAAACCGATTATTACAAATCAGGACTGATGGAAGAATTTTGTAATAAGAAAATAAATCCTTCAAAAATCGATGTCGATTGGAAGGATTATTATAATCAATCAATAGCCGATTTAGTATTTTATAATTCACAAAATTATTTCGAAATACTTGATTATGATAAAAATTCTTGGAAAAAATAAAATGTATGAATAAAGAAATGGTAAATGGTCCCATTCATTACGGTGGAGCAGACAACCCATATGAAGTAATAAAGGTATGTGAAGCATGGGGATTAGACCAAGATGCATACCTTTTCAACGTAGTGAAATATGTAGCAAGAGCAGGAAAAAAAGATAAAACCAAAGAGATAGAGGATTTGAAAAAGGCGGCATTCTATCTTGAAAGAAAAATCAAAAATTTAGAAAAATGATAATTTGGCTTACAGGTCAACCTGGTGCAGGGAAGACAACAATTTGTAAAAAAATCTTACTCAGAGATGCTAGTATCTTCCACATCGATGGAGATGACCTCAGAGATTTATTTGAGAACAAAGATTACTCCGAACAAGGAAGAAGAAAAAATATTGAGTTAGCACAACAAATCGCTCAGTATCTCAATAACAAAGGTGAAGATGTATTAGTATCTTTGGTTTCCCCCTATAAAGACCAAAGGGACAAATTTAAACAAAAGATGGGGAATAAATTGATTGAGGTTTTTGTCCACACATCCGAAATTAGAGGTAGAGAAGATTTTTTTGTTAAAGAATACGGACAACCAACCGAAAATTACCTTGACATTGATACAACAAATGAAAGTGTTGAGGAGTCAGCTCAAAAAGTATTAGAATATGCAAAAATTTCACGTTGAAGGAGACCCAAAATTAAAAAACACGGGTGGTAAACAATACTCAATGTTTATCGGACGATTTCAACTGTGGCATGGTGGCCACAGATGGTTGATTGACCAAAGATTAAACGAAGGTAAAAATGTTTTGATTTGTATCAGAGACATTGCTCCTGATGAAAAAAACCCATTCACCGCACAAGAAGTGGAAGGTAATCTCAAAAAGGAACTTTGGCAACTTATCGGTGAAGAAAAAATCAAAGTAATTATTATCCCTGATATTGAGTCAGTGAACTTCGGAAGAGGTGTAGGATATGATATTATTGAACATATTCCACCACAAGAGATTCATGATATCTCAGCAACAAAGATTAGAGAACAAATGAGAGAGGAAGGTAAATTATAGTGGAAAATATTTTTAAAATCACTGGACTTAGTGGAAAAAAATCATTAGAATTAAATTATTAAATTGTTATAATGGAAAATTTTGTGAATAAAATAATCAATGGCAATTGTATCGAAGTGATGAAAACAATGCCAGAATTTTCAATAGACCTCATCGTAACTTCACCACCCTACGGTGTCGGTATCGAATATGATACCTTTGAGGATGATATTTCTTTCGAAGAATATAAATTGTTTTCAACTGCTTGGATGACTGAGGCTTTTAGAGTTTTGAAAGATGATGGAAGGATTGCCTTGAATATCCCCTATGAAATTAATCGTCAGAGTCAAGGGGGTAGAATATTCATGGCCTCTGAACTTTGGCAGATTATGCAAAAAATAGGATACAAGTTTTTCGGAATTGTTGACCTGAAAGAAAATTCACCCCATCGAAGTAAAACAACTGCTTGGGGTTCGTGGATGTCACCCTCCGCACCGTACATTTATAACCCCAAGGAGTGTGTTATTTTAGCATACAAGAAAAACCACATAAAGAAAGTTAAAGGTCAACCAGAGTGGTTAGGAATTCCTGAGGAGATAGTTAGCGAAGAGGGTAAGACTCGAACCAAAATGATGTACACTGAGGAGCAGAAAAAAGAATTTATGGATTTAGTTTATGGAGAATGGGATTATTTTGCAGACACGAAACAATTGACAAAGGCAACTTTCTCTTTAGATATTCCTTTAAAGGCGATAAAAATTTTAACTTATAAAAATGATTTGGTTCTTGACCCTTTTGCTGGTAGTGGAACAAGTTTGGTTGCTGCAGTTATTTCCGACCGTAATTGGATTGGTATCGAGCTTAGTAAAAACTACTGTGGAATCGCTCAAAAACGAGTTCAACATTTTATAGACAAGAAAAATCAACCTGAGCTTGATTTCAAAAAGGGGTAAACCCCTTTTTTTTATTCTCTGTATATTTATAATAAAATATTATAATGACAGAGGAACTCATAAAAAAATTAGTGCAAATCCAACTTCAGTGGAAATTTTTGCATTGGCAAACTTTTGGTGATGCAAAACATAGAGTTTACGGTGAACTTTATGACGGTTTAGGTGATTTAATTGATGAATTCACTGAAACGATGATGGGAAAATATGGCCGCCCTAAATTTGAGGAGGAGTTTGGATTGATGTTTCAAGACATATCAAGTTTGAGTTTACAAAACTTCATCGATGGGATTGTAGAATTTTTGGTTTCAATGTCAGATGTATTGGATGCGAAATATGATACTGACTTATTAAACATCCGAGATGAAATGTTGGGGTTGATAAATAAATCTAAATTTCTTTTAACACTAAAATACTAATGGGAAAGAAAATAATAAGACTTACCG